GTCGTGGCCGTTCCGACTGAGGACGGCGTCGCGCTGCAAGGCCACTACTGGTGGCCGAGCGCGGACCTCGCGCAGCGCGAGCTCGACTACCGAATGCCCGTTCGGCTCTGGTCGGCCGAGCGCCGGCTGACCCTGACGCCAGGGCGGGAGATCGACTACGAGTCGATCCGCGCGCGCATCCTCGAGCTGCGCGACCAGTTCGACATCAAGGCGATCGGCTACGACGCCTGGGGATCGAAGTACCTCGCCGAGCAGCTGGTCGCCGACGGCATCCCGCTCACGACCTACCGCATGGGCATCTCGACCTTTGGCCCTGGCTGCCAGCTGTGGCAGAACCTCTGGGCGGGCGGGCGCTTCCTGATCGGCGACGACCCGATCATGCGGCGCAGCTGCGCGGAGGCGCACGCCTCGACCGACCGAAACGGCAACGTGCGGCCCGTCAAGAGCCGGGAGTATTGCATCCTCGACCCGCTCGTCGCCGGCATCATCGCCGTCCACGTCTGGGGAGGTCGGCGCCAATCGTCCTACGACGAATGGCTTTAGACGCAATCTGCACCTGATCGCGGGTCCAAGATGCCCGCGTGATCAGGTCTCTCCTGCACAGGTTCTTCGGGCATTGGTCCACCTTCCCGGGTGCGTCGTTCCTCATTGCGCCGACTTCGGGCGGAATGCCGATCGTCGATCCCGACACGGCGCTCCAGTACACGCCCGTGCACCGCGCGGTCTCGCTCATCGCGAACGACCTTGCGCGCGTCGAGTGCAAGGTCAGCGACGGCGCAACCGACGCGCTGCTTCGATCCCCGAACCGCTTTATGTCGGGCTTCGAGTTCCGCCGTCTGATGACGATGCAGTGCTGCCTCTACGGCAACGCCTTCGCGCTCATCAACCGCACGCAGTCGGGGGAGCTCTTCGAGCTGATCCCGCTCGGCGTCCACACGGTGACCCTCGACGTCACCGGGCGCGAGCCCGTCTACCGCACCAGCCTCTACGGCGACCTGCGCCTCGACCAGGTGCTTCACCTGCGCACGCTCGGATACAGCGGCATGTGGGGCGAATCGCCGGCGCGGCTCTGCAACGCGGCGCTGACGGTCATGGCCGCGCAAGAGCAGTCGCAGCTCAAGAGCATGGAGAACGCCGGACAGCCGAAGCTGGCGTTGGTCCACCCGGGCGCGCTCAACGACAAGCAGCGCCAGATGGTCGCCGAGCAGTACGTCAAGCAGCACAGCGGCAGCGTGAACGCCGGGCGCCCGCTCGTGCTGGGCGACAACATGCGCGTCGAGCGGATCAGCTCGACCTTTGACAACGACGGCATCGACACCGCGCGCCGCTACTCGGTGCAGGATGTGAGCCGCATCTTCGGCGTCCCCGTCTCCTACCTGAGCGAGCACAGCCAAAGCACCTACGGATCGATGGAGTGGCTTGGCCGCATGTACGTCGACCACTGCATCCAGCACTGGGCGGCCATCTGGAAGAGCGAGATCCTCCAGAAGCTCGCGAGCCCGTTCGATTCGGTCTCGTTCGACCTCGACGCGCTGCAGCGCCCAAGCCTCGCCGAGCAGATGGCGTCGCTCAGGACGGGCGTGGAGGCAGGATTCATCACCCGCAACGAGGCGCGCGAGTGGCTCGACCTCGAGCCGCTGCCGGGACTCGACGATCCGATCGTCGCAAAGAACATGGGTACGGGCGGCGGAACCACGAACCTCGGCAGCGACACGAGCGCCGAAGCAGGGAGCGTCGATGATTTCTCGTCGTGACATTGGATCGCTCGAGCAGGCCATCGAAGGGCGCACGCTGCGCGGCGTGGCCGCCGTCTACAACCAGCAGAGCCGCGAGATCAGCGAGTTCGGGCGCACCTTCCGCGAGCAGATCGCGCCGGGCGCGTTCGCCAAGTCGCTCGGCGAGGACATCAAGCTCCTCTACAACCACGATCCGCGGATGCCGCTCGCGCGCACGCGCGCGAAGACGCTTGCGCTCGTGGACAAGGCCGACGGCCTCCACTACGTCGCGTCGCTCCCCGAGACGACCCTCGGCAACGACGTCCGCGCGCTGATCGAGCGCGGCGACCTCAGCGGCGAGATGAGCTTTGGGTTCTACGTCGAGGCTGACGAATGGAACAAGGCGCGCACCGAGCGCACCGTCCGCCAGGCGAAGCTCGTCGAAGTGAGCATCGTCGTCGACGCGGCCTATCCCCAGACCACTTCCAGCCTGCGTCACGTTGACGCGGCTGCCATCGAAGCCGCTCAGGCGCGGCTGGAACTTCACATTGCGAGGCTCTCGACATGGACAAGCTGACCGAACTGAACGCACTCACCCACCAGTACCGCAAGACGCTCGAGCAGTTCGCCGAGCGCAAGGACGCCAAAACCCACGAGATCGAGGCGCGCGGCAGCGGCGAGGAGCGCGAGAAGATCGCGCGCCTCGACAACGACATGACCGAGATCGAGAAGCTGATCCAGCTGCGCAAGCTCGCGGCCGAGGCGGCGACCCCCGAGTTCTCGTCGCGCGTCGCCGAGGACGACGGCAAGTGGATGTACGACGGCATGTCGCAGCGCAAGCGCAAGGACTACGGCACCCGCAACTACACCGAGCGCTTCATGCACTCGATCATCGGCGGCGACATGGCGGCCTTCCGCGCGCTGTCGACCACGACGAGCAACGCGCCCGTCCCGACCGACCTCGAGCGCCGGATCATCGAGAAGCGCCAGCAGGCATCGGTCATCCGCCAGCTGGCGACCGTCTACACCATCGATTCCACCCGCGAGGTCAGCGTCGAGGGATCGCTGCCGACCACGGCCAAGGTCGCCGAAGGCGGTTCGATCACCCCGAACGACCTGTCGTTCGGCACCAAGATCACCTTCCTGAAGACGAAGTACGTGACCGCGGCCAAGGCTTCGCGCGAGTACCTCGCCGACGTCATCGGGACGAGCGGCGTCGGCAGCGGCCTCGACTACATCGCGCGCAAGCACGGCGTCTCCATGGGCCTCTTCCACGACGAGCAGTTCACGACCGGCGACGGCAGCGGAGACCCCGAGGGCATCGCGGGCTCGAGCGCGCAGACGAAGCTCGCGACGGCGTCTCAGGTGACCGATCTCGGCGGCGCGGCGCTCAGCACCGTGACCGGCGACAACATCATCGACACCTACCACCTGGTGAAGCCGCAGTACCGCATCGGAGCCAAGTTCTCTTGGCTCTTCAGCGACACCTTCCTGAAGACGGTGCGCAAGCTCAAGGTCAACACGACCGACTACATCTGGAAGCCGTCCGACAACGGCGGCCTTGCCGACGGCGTCCCCGGTTCGCTCTACGGCGTCCCGTACCGCATCTCGGCCTACGTGCCGACCGCGACCACGAACAACAACATCTTTGCGGTCATCGGCAACTTCGAGTATTTCGAGATCGCCGACCGCATGGGCATGGAGACCCTCATCGACCCGTACAGCGCGGCCTCGAGCGACGAGACGATCGTCTACATGTACACGCGCACCGACTCGCGCATCATGCTGATCGACGCCTTCGCCGCCATCACCTGCTGATCCTTTCCTTGCCGCAGGCCCCCCGAAAGGGGGGTTCTGCGATTTATGCCAGCACTTCCCATCCCGCTCGATGTGCTCCGCACGCGGCTCCGCGTCGAGGTCGAATCCGACGACGTCGACCTTGCGGCGCTGTGCGTTGCCGCGGGCGAGATGATCGAGCGCGAGACGGGTCTTGGCCTTCAGCTCGCGTCGCGCCGCGCCTACATCCGCAAGTTCGACAGGTTCATCCCGCCGATCCAGCCGCTGAACAGCATCACGCAGGTGCTGTACTACGACACGGCGGGAACCGGGCAGACGCTGCCGGGCACCGACTACTGGATCGACAACACCGAGCCGATGCACGCGCTCGAGTTCGACACCTCGGTCGTCGCGAAGGAGAACACCACGATTCAGGTCGACTATCAGGCCGGTTTCACGGTCATCCCGCAGCCGTTGCAGCAGTGCATCGTGGCGCTCGTCGGCAGCTGGTACAACAACCCCGAGGCCCTCCAGGTCGCGCAGCTCGCCGAGGTCCCGCTCGCCTACAAGGCGATCATCGCGCAGTACTCCACGCAGGTGGCGTTCCGATGATCTCGGCCGGCCGACTCAGGTTCGTCGCGCTCCAGAAGCTCCCGCCCGCGGCGGCGAGCACGCTGGGCCTGCGCGGCTCGACCTGGACGGACGGCCAGTACTTCCGCGCCGACGTGCGCGAGAATTCCGCTCAGGAGCAGGCGTACGCCGACGGCACCGCGGTCATCCGCCAGTACGAGCTGCGCGCGCGCTGGGAGACCGCCCAGGCGATCGGCCTTACCGAGTCGCAGCGGATCGAGTGCCGCGGGAAAACCTACAAGATCAGGAGCATCACCAACCTCGACGAGCGCGACCGCGTCGCCGTGATTGACTGCGAGGTGGTCCAGTGAGCATCGAGCAGGCCGTGCGCAGCATGCTGACGGCGGGATCCACTATCTCGCTGGTGCCCGACGCGCGCGTGACGCACGGCTACCGCCTGCAGGACTCGGCGCTGCCGGCGATCACCTTCGAGGTCCGCTCGGTCGAGGTCGCGTCGTGCGGCTCAAGCCCGACCCGCACCGCGGACGTCGAGGTGCGCTGCATCGCCGAGCTCGGCGCCGACGCCCTGGCGATCGCCGCCCAGGTCCGCGCGGCCGCCGTCGCGGGAACCCACAGCTCGATCGTCTTCGACGCCGTGCTCTACCAAAACCACGTGCTCGAGTCCGCGCAGCCCGGCGAGGGCGACGAGGCCACGCCGAGCGAGGCCGTCTGCACGATGACCATCTACTACCGGGAGTGACCCATGCCAGGCATCTCTACCGCACTGACCGCTTTCTCCTACAACGCCCAGACCACGACGGGCCTCGTCTCGATCTCGACCTCGTCCAGCACCGATACGATCGAGACCACTCGTATCGGCGATGCGCGGCGCACCTTCGTGGTGGGCCAGGGCACGACCACGATCTCAGGCGAGATCTACTACGACCAGGGCGACACCTGCGCCTCGGTGATGGAGACCGACATCCAGACGCCGACATCCCGCGCGTTCCTGTGCACCTACTCCACAAACATGACGATGAGCGGCAACTGCTTCATCACGAGCTGGCAGGTCACGGCGCAGTCAAACGACACCGTCCGCGCGTCCTTCGAGCTCCAGACCACCGGCACGGTGACCATCGCATGAGCATCTCCGACGCGCTCCAGCTCAAGAACATCGGCGTCCGCCTCGGAGGCGGCACCATCACGCTGCGCCGGCCGAGCGCGCTCGACTTCATCGACGGCGCGGACATCGCGACGCGGCAGCCGACGCACCTGTACGCTTGGCTTGCGTACAGGCACCTGCTCGACGAGAACGGCCGCCCGGTCTTCGCGAGCCTCGAGGCCGCGCTCGACGCCGACGGCCGGCTCATCATCCAGATCGGCAAGGAAGCCGAGAAGCTCTACGAGGAAGGCCGGGACTGAGCGAGGCTGTCCGCACGGTCCTGCGGACGGCCATGAAGCGCGCCACGATGGACCTCTCGACGATGAGCGTCGTGCTCGTCAATGTCGACCTCGACATCCCCGACTGGCGGGGAATCAGGAAGAAACTCGATGCTCGCAGGCTACCGAATCACCTTCAAGGTCACGCAGAAGGAGATGGACGAAATCAAGGCGTCCCTCGAGCGGCTTCCCAAGGGCATCCGCGGCAAGATCGTGCGCAAGGGCCTGCGCGCGTGGGGCGACGAGGTAAAGAAGGCCGTCAAGGCGAAGACGCGCCGCGCTGACGTCCGCACCCGCAAGTCGATCGCCGTCAAGACGAAGACCTACAAGCGCGGCAAGGTCATCTGGTGCGGCGTCGGCGTCCGCCACGGCGGCGCCTACGACGTCGGCTGGAAGTCCCACTTCCACGACCAGGGCTACCGCCCGTGGAAGAAGGGCGTCAAGGCCGACGGCTCGGCCGCGAAGAAGCCGCGGCTCTGGAACCGAAACCCGAACAGCCGCTTCGTGCCGTTCTCGTACAACCGCGGCTGGCGCAAGGGTCTCAGCAACCGCAGCCTCGGCGGCGTCATCCTGCGCACCCGCTACCTGACCGAACCCGCGTTCCGCATGTCGCACAAGGTCCGCTCCTACGTCGAGGACGCGGTCGTCGAGGCAATGCGCCAGGAGGGCCGCCGTGGCAACCAAGCTTCCTAATCTCGTCATTCCCGTGACCGTCCAGACGGACGGCGTCGACCGCGGCCTGACGGCCGTCGAGCGCAAGCTGCGGAACAGCGCCGCCAAGATGAAGCGGCTCGGCGGCGCCGCGGGCGCGGCGGGCGCCGCAGGGGGCGGAGGAGGCGGCCTGAGGGCGTCGCAGGGCACGGCCCTCCTCGGAGGCGTCGGGAAGCTCGGACCGATCAGCGGGGCTCTGGGCGGCCTTGGCGGGGCAGGGCTCGCCATGGCCGCGCCGCTGGCCCTCTTCGGGATGGCCTCCCAGTACGTCGAGACCATGGCGCGCGCCACCAAGGGGGCCACCGAGGCGCTCGACCTGTTCAAGCAGACCGGCGAGCAGACCTTCACGGTCAACTCGGAGTTCCTGCGCAAGCTGTCGGCGCTCGAGTCGCAGTCCCAGATCGCCGCGGGCCTCCCCGACATGGGGACGGCGTTCGCCGTCGGCGGCGCGCGCGCGGGCGAGAAGTCGATCCTGACGAGCCTCGACGAGTTCGCCACGCAGGCGGCCGCGTTCGCCGGCGGCATGCTCGGCGGCAAGTCGCTCGAGCAGTCGATGCTCGAGGCGCAGCTCGTCACCGCGGGCGAGGCGCAGGCCAAGGCGATCGCCGAGCAGATCGCCGCCATCGAGGGACGCCGCGCCATGGGGCAGCTCGAGCAGTTCGGGCCGCTCGACAACCTCTTCCAGTCCACCTTCTACAAGCTCGACCAGATCGCAATCGCCCTGGGGAGACTTTGATGCCGTCAACGACGACCTTCACCTACGGCACCGTTGGTTTCTCCGCACAGGCGGGCGAGTACCGCGAGGAATCCACGATCACCGAGCGGCGCCACCTCGAGCGCAACGACGGGACGGCGTTCGACATCCTCAAGGACACGGTGCTCGCGGAGGTCGAGGGCGCGCTGCCGCGGCGCGGCGACCCGGCGCTCGGCTCAGGCACGGGCGTGACCTGGCAGCAGTTCGCGCGATTCAGGGGCTACACCGTCGAGCAGCTGCCGAACGCCTCGGGCGCCATGTTCACGCTGACATGGTCGACCATGTACGTGCTCTCGGAGCCGTCGACCTACTACACGATCGGCGAGAGCGTCGAGTTCCAGAGCATCAACCGCTCGATGCGCATCTACCGGACGGGATGGTCGACCAACCCGCCCGCGGCGTCCGACGCCTCGGCCGACATCGGCGGCACGGCGACGCAGGGCCTCGGCGACTCGAACGTCTGGCCCGTCAACCAGTGCCGCATCCGCATGCGCTTCATCCAGGACGCGACTGCGGTCCAGATCGTGACCTCGGCCGCAAACCTCAGCAACTACAACAACACGCGGAACAGCGCGACCTTCCTCGGCTGCGCGGCCCGATCGCTCATCTGCGAAGGGGTCACCTTCAACCCGGTGAAGCACGAGTTCTACGAGGTCACCTTCGACTTCCTGTTCTGCCCGTTCTTCCACCATGAGCAGGTGCCCGACCTCGCGCCCGACGGCCGGCCCGACCGCGTCTCGACGGGACCGAAGACGGTGAAGTGGAAGCGGCTGCCGCGCACCGAGACCGACTTCAACGACATCTACGGCGGCAGCACGGCCCTCAAGGCGATCGTCGAGCGGGGCTACCCGATCCCATGAACCGGCGCCTCGACCAGTTTCAGCGGACGGACCCGCAGATTCAGGCCTTCAACGACCGCGAGCGGCTGCACAGCCGCGGCGAGCCCGCGCCCGCGCTCGTCCTCGGCAAGGTCACCGCGGCCACGCTCATCGCGAACTATCGCTACACCTACACCTGGGACGAGGCGCAGATCGCGGGCACCACGCCGGCGACGAGCACCACTGGCCTCACGGCGCAGGAAGCGCTCTCGGTCTCGGAGCTCTCGAACACGGCGACGCCGACGACCTACTCGTACGGCGTGCCGAGCGGCGACCTCATCGGCTCGTTTCAGCCGAAGGCCATCCCCGTCGGCACCTACGTCATCCTGAGCGCGTTCCGCCGAACCGACGGCTCGCTCATGTGGCTTATCATCAACACGCAGGCCATCTCTGGAGAATGCCCGTGAGCGACACGCTGAACATCGTCTACTCCAAGCAGGGCCCCGGCTCGTTCGTCCTCACCTACTCGGTCGGCGGCTCGGCGCCGAACCTCTCGACGGGCTACACGGCGGCCATGCGCGTCTGGCGCTCGGGCCTGTCGGTGACCGCCGCAGCCGACCACACGGCGACGCAGGCGGCGGGCATCACGCTGGGCACGGCGGGCAGCATCACGCTGAACCTCGTCACGATCGACACTGCGCTCACCGTGGTCGACGCGGCCGAGGCGATCTGGTACTACGCCCTCGAGGTCACGCCGACCGCCGGCGCGGACCAGGTCGTCTGCACCGGATACCTCGTCAGGAGGCAGCCGTGACCGTCGTCTGGGACAACATCCCCACCACCGTGACGGTCACCGGGCAGACGGGCACGGTCGTCTACGCGCAGGGCACGACGACCATTGAAACGGGCACGATCGGCAACCCGACGGGCGCGGCCGGCGGCGACCTCCAAGGCACCTACCCCAACCCGGAGGTGCACAAGATCCACGGCTTCAACATGCAGTCTGGCACCCCGAACGACGGGGACCTCTGGCAGTACCACGCGTCGAACACGCGCTGGCGTCACCGCAGCTGGACGCAGTGCGCGGAAGACGGCGGCGTCACCGCGGCCGGCCTCGCGCTCCTCGACGACGCGGACGCTGCCGCGCAGCGCACGACGCTCGGCCTCGGATCGACGGACAGCCCGACCTTCGCAAGGGTCAACCTTGAGAACGGGGAGTTCATCCGCAACACGGTCAACGGCCGCCTCGACTTCATGCCGAACCCGCACCCGAGCGGGGACTTTGGCATCTACTTCGACCTGACGAGCAGCGCGAGCTACGCGATCGTCGGCACGATCGACAGCGCGGGCAACCTCGACACGAACGCCGGGTTTCAGTTCGCGAACACCGTCGCCATCCAGCAGAGCAAGGCGCTCGACCTCGGGAACGGCGGCTGCTACCTGTCGTACTTCAACACGGGGGTCGGGAACGGCGTCACGCACCTCGCGCCGTATGTCGGCGCAGGACACAGCATGGCCGTGTGCCTTGTCTCGCAGAGCGGCAACGGCGCGAGCAACCGCAAGCCGACGACCGCGCACACGAACCCGACCTTCTATGTCTACGCTGCGGGCACCGCGAACGCCAACCACTTCGCGCGCCTGTCCCATGACAGCACCGACGCCCTTCTTGAGGTCGGCAGCGGCGACCTGCGTCTGACGGCGACGAACCTCCAATTCAACGGCACGCGAATCCCAACCACGACGAGCGGCACCGCGGCGCCGAGCGGCGGCGCGGACGGCGACGTCTACTACAGGTACCAATGAGCATCACCCTCCCAGCCTTCGGATCCACTCTCTCGACTGACACCGTCTCAGGCGAGGAGGTGCAGCGCGTCAAAGCCACTTTCGGCGCGAGCAACGCGGCCACGCTCGTCGAGTCGAGCGCGCCAATGCCTGCCGCCCCCTACGAGATCGCGCAGACCTACACGCAAGCTGGCGTGATCGCCATCAACACGGTGCTGTTGACGATCGACATGCAGTTCATGAACAGCGCGTCGATCCAGTGCACCAGCATGGGCACGACCGGCGTCGTGACCCCCGAGTGGTCCAACAACAACACCACCTGGGTTGCCGCTACGATCTTCACGGCGCCGGGCGCTTCGGCAACGACCTTCAACGCCGCAGGGCTCTGGAAGGTCGAGCGCATGGCACGCTACCTGAGGCTAAGGCTCAGCACCGCCACCACGGCAGGAACCACGACGCTCGCAGTCGCCGCGAGCCCGGCTCCGATCGCTCCGTGGTTCGCCACGCAGCCGGTCAGCGGCACGGTCTCGTCCAACTCGACCGCCGTCGCGTCGAACGTCCGCATGGGTTTCGTCGGGTCGGCGGGCATCAACTACGACGACTCGAGCACCACGCTCGCAGCGAACGCGACCTTCACGGGCACGTCTCGCGACCTGACAAGTACCGTTGCGGGCAACGCCATCGCCTCAGCCACCGCCTACCACAAAGAGCTGCGGGTCGGCGCCGAGAGCGACGTGACGGGCACCCTGTGGCTCGAGGTCAGCCGCGACAACAGCAACTGGCGCCGCATCAAGAGCGTGGCGACGACGGCCGTTACTGGCGGCGGCTTCTACGCCGAGATCGTCCACGTTCCGTCCTGGCGATACGCCCGTGTGGGCTACACCAACGGCGCAGGCGCTCAGGCGCGCTTCACGATCAACACCATCACTGTGGCAATCTGATGGACCCGAACATCGCGCACATCACCGACAGCGACGGAATGGCGTTCCAGATCCTGAACTCGGACGGCACCGATTGGGACGAAGCCGCGACGAGAGAGCTCTACAACCAGAGGGTACGATGATTCCGTTCTACTGCAGCCCGTCCTACATCCGCGTCGCGGCCACATGGAAAGCGTGCCTCGTCTACGTCAAGGTCGGCGGCGTCTGGACGCCATCGCATGAGCGCCGCAACATCGGAGGCACGTGGAAGCCATGACCTTCGAGCAGCTCGCGACCATTCTCTCACCGTTTGTCGCCGCGTTCTGCGCGAGCGGCTGGATCCACGCCCAGCTCGGCCGCATCCGCGAGGACCTCGTGCGGATGGACGAGCGCATCAAACGACTGGAGTCAAGGCAATGAACAACCGCAATACGACTGGCTTCGGCATCGGCTCTATCCTCGTCGCCGTGGGCGGCGTCCTGACGGCTCTCTTTGACGGCGACCCTGCGACCCTTCCCGACTACGCGACGGCCGTGGCGGCCGTCCTGGCGGGCGTGGGCCTCATCATGTCGGCCGACGCCAAGAAGAAGGGACCAGGTGCTTGAGCGCGTCGTCGCCGCGATCGCCCTCGCGCTATTCAAATGGCTGGAGGGCCGTCTGGCAGAGCGGCCTCGGGCCGTGGACGCTGCTCTGGACCGGGATGCTCTTGAGCGCGCTGGTGCTCGCGTTCGCGAGTGGCTGCGGGAGGACGGTGCTCGTGCGGGAGGGAAGCCCGATGCGGATCGGCCCGTCGACCAAGGCGCAGGTCTGGACGCGGGTGGACGGCGAGTGGGAGCTCAGCGCGAGCCGCGTCGAGATCCCTGAGGGCTGGTACCTCGTCCCGCCGTCGTTCGTGGAGAAGGAATGAGCAACTTCCAGTACCAGTGCTGCTGCGGCGACCCGTCTGACCCGTGCCCGACGACCTGCGTCTGCGCCTCGAGCTACTCGGTGACGGGCGCGGAGATCAACTACAGCTATCAGTTCTTCCCGCAGGCGGTCAACTGCCCAGGCTGCGGGCAGGGCGGCTGCTACAGCATCTCCTACGAGATCACCATCGCCGCGGTCCAGACCGGGTCCATCGTGGTCACCCGGCAGACCGTCGGCGCGAGCGGCGCGACCTGCTGCTGGGTCGGGGACGGGGAGATGGAGGTCACCTACACCGTCTCGTACCAGGAGACGCGGCAGTGCTCAAGCGCGCTCAACAAGGTCTGGCCGGCCGTGTCGTACTCGGGCACGATCGACGTGCCTTGTCGGCTGCACGTGACCTGCCACAGCGGCGCGGCCGAAGGGTGCCAGTTCAACCTCGGCAACACCCGGCACTACGTGCACAAGCTCGAGCTGTGCAACTTCCCGATTGACTGCTTCGACGTCATCCGCGCGGGCTCGATCGACCCGATCAGCGGCGACTGCGACACGACGATCACCTGCGACGACACAGGCGCCAACTGCGACGCAGGGCCGTTCTCGCTCTGGTGCGGCGGCGGGCACGTGGCCTTCGTCTCGGCGTACAAGTGCCTGGACACGCTCGGCGTCGGCGATTCCAAGTGCCGCGGCTTCTACCAGAACGGCTACCGGTGCGGCAACCCGCTCGACGCCTACCTCGATGCGCGGGTCGCGGCGAGCGGGCCGTTCGCGTGCTACCTGCGCGAGGAGTGCGACCCGGGCGGCGCCGAGCCGTGCGACGAGTCGTTCACCGCGACCGACGCCTTTCTGCCGACCATCAACTCGGCGGGCAGCGCGGCCGTGCTCGCCGACCTGCAAAGCTACTGCGCGTCCCTGGACACCACCGTGCTCAGCCCGTGCCAATCGGTCGACATCATCCAAGGCGGATGCTCAGGCCGCATCCCGTGGACCTACGCATGAGATGCAAGCACCACAAGGGCGGCCGCTGCACCAACCAGATTGCGCTGCCGCTCTACGGCGACACGCCGAGCCCGGGCGTCTGCCGCATCTGCCCGCACCATGCGGGCTTGCCGCGCGGCCTCGGCGACGTCGTGCACTGGCTTGCCAAGGCGTCGGGCGTGCAGGCGATCGTGAAGCGCGCATTTCCTGCCTGCCGCTGCGAGTTTCGGCGCGCCGAGTGGAATTCCCTCAAGCCCTTGACGCTGTGTGTCCGATTGTTACAATCAGTCACACGGCGCAACAAGTGCCAGAAGGGAACCACATGGAAGCCAAGCCAAGGAAGCGAAAGCCGAAGTCGCACACCGTGCGGGTGTCGCGCGAGTGCTACCGATGCATCTGCCTCGTGAGCAAGGGGCTCGAGCGCCCCAATTCGTGGGTTGTCGAGCATGCGATCGCCGAGTATTCGATCGTGCGCGACCTCGACCAGCAGGCGCAGCTGCGCCGTCCGAAGCTTGAGGTGCGGGCATGAGCGCCGGCGTCCTCATCTTCGGCGGCATGGGCTGGGTGCTCTTCTGCGCCTGGCTGATCGTCAGCATCTGGGAATGCGGAAGGGAGGACTCGTGATCAACGACAAGTTCCTCGTCCCGCTCTACGAGAAGTTCGACGCCATGGAGCGCCTCCACGCGACCGCCGTGCGCGAGCTGGAGGAGATGCGCGCGATGTGCTTTCAGCAGATCCGCGACTACAACGCGTTCGTCGAGCAGCGCGACAACCTCCTCGAGGAGGTCGCGTTCATCCGGCGCGAGGTCGGAGAGGCCAAGTGGGCCGCCATGGTCGACAAGTACGAGCGCGAGAACGAGAGCGTCCGGTTCGCCCTGTCGGGCGGCAGGAAGGGGGAGCGATGAGCGACACACCGAGGACGGACGCGGCGGCGTGGCGGGAGCACCAGCAGTCTGTGGTCGATGCCGATTTCGTTCGCGAACTGGAGCGCGACCTCGCGCAGCGCACCGCTGCTCTTGACCAAATGACGGTTCACCGCCATGCGACGATAGCACATCGAGACATCACGCAGCAGGTGCTTAACGGTATCACTGTCGCGCTATCTCAGCGCACCGCCGACCTCGCGCAGCGCACCGCCGAGCGCGACGAGGCGCGGCGGGAGGTGTGCGAGTTGAGGGCTGATCTTCGTGTCAAGCCTACCTTCAAGAGGGAGGTCGCCGCCGAGCGCGGCTGGGACTGCTTCAAGGAGGTGCAGCCGTGAGCGGATTCCCCGGACCCCACAGCTACTCGGAGTTCGCGGCGCGCGAGCGCGAGCGCGACCGAGAGGCCGCCCGGCAGGATGTGCCGCCCGTCGAGCGCAGCGCGGAGCTCCACGACATCACCGACTACCTCGGCGTCAGGCTCTCGGCGATCAGGCACACGCGCGCCGACCGCATGACCGAGCTCGACATGCACAAGACATGCGACGCGCTGCGGCTCGCCATCGAGCGCATCGTCGCCCAGATGAATGAGATCTCTCAACTTCGCAACCAGATCAGAAAGGCAGGGACCAGTGAAGGCCAATGAAATTGCAGCGGCGCTCCGCGCCATGGCGGACAAGATCGAGCAGGGCGGGAAGGCGCAGGCGCCGACCGTGAGCGCTAGCGTGAGCGCGACCGCGAGGCCGCTTGGCAGCAGCGTCAGCGGTGTCGTCGCGTTCTGGGATGTCAAGCAGCGCGACAACGGGAAGGCCATGGCCTCGCTCAAATTGAAGGACGGTCAGCGCTTCGTCTGCTTCGACGGCGATGTGATCGCGCGCATCGACCCGCTCATGCGCGGCGACAATGTCGTGGTCAGCCTCAAGCCCTGGACCAAGAAGGACGGCACCGTCGAGTCGCTGATCACCAATGTCGCCAAGGGCGGCAGCCAGGGCATCTCGGACGACGAGATCCCGTTCTAACGAGCCATTTGCGTGGGCCTCCCGGCGGCTCGTCGCCGTCGGGGGGTCTTTCACCTCGGAGGGGGGGCTGTTCACCCGGCAGCCCTCCCTCTTCTTTGTCCCATGGGTGAGCAGAACATGCACCACGACTTCCTCTACCGCTGCCGAAAACGCGCTCAGGACGCGAGACTCATCGCTGTAAGCATCCCCTCACCCCAGCAACTCGCGGCGCATCTGGCGCGGAGTGCCTCCGACATGGAGCTTCTTCTTGATGGAACGGATGTGCTGAAGGACGAGATTTCAAGCCTTCGGCTCAAGATCGCTGAGCTTGAGAACGACAAAAAGCAGCTGCAAGCCCGCGCGACAAAGGCGTTCGATCTCGCGTCAAAGCATCGACGCGGCGCGTCGATGATCTCAAACAAGCACGAGGCCCTTGCGGGGAAGCTCTTGAAGAGCCAGAGGATGATCGAGGAGCTGCGGCACGCGCTTGATGAAGCAATCAGGCTTCTGGAGGCGAAGTATGGAACCGCGTAAGTTCAAGGTCGAGCCGCTGCTCTTGCCGGAGGCCGAGCCCCGGCTGCGCGCGCCGATCGTCGAGGGCCTTCTCCGCCGCGGCGAGGTCTGCAACTGGATCGCCGCGCCGAAGACCGG